CCCAATCCAAGCAGCAAGCGCCTTAGGATTACCCTTACGGCCCTTTTTCTTATCTTTAGCCGACAGGCTTTTAACAAGCCTATCATACTTAGTCATACGCGCCATAAATCCCCCTTAAAAGTTAGGGTGGAGGGCCAAAGCCCCCCACCCATCACTATTAGAAGCCAGCGTCCGCGTTGCCGCTCACAGTAATACCCGTGAGAACAACCTGATTATTACGACGAGTAGCACCAAGGTTCATGTAACGAGCCATGATAGCCTCAAACTTATCGTAACCAGTGACCTGACGCAGCGTCATACCATCAGCATCAAGGAAATGCCAATCCTGATCCGAGAACACCTTCATCGTGGACTCGTCCAGAATGTACATCTTCCCGTACGGAGCATCAATATCCGCAACCAGCGGCATACCATTGTACGAGAGAGTCTTAAAACCAGCCGCAAAATTCAGCGACTCAGGATTAATGTACTGCACCTCTTGATCAAGCAGATTATAGAACTCGCGCTGCACACCAAGCGTGGTGATGATAGCCGTCGGCATCCCACCAGCGATGCGAGCAAGGTTCAAGCCCTGCTGAATGTCGTCAAGAGCAAGAGCGCCCACCGAAGGGACCCGCTGATTATCCCACCAGACATTCGCGCCGGTCGGCGTAATACCACCAAGAGCAGTAGCCGAATCAGCAACGATGCGCTGAAGACCATCAACCTCATCCGACAGAGAATACGTATTCCCCTCAGCCGGAGTAGCAGTATCAACACCAGCACGACGAATCGTATCACCCGAAGCAAAAGCCGCCGAAGCAGTCTCCGTCGTAGTCACAGTGCCCGTCGAAACATCAACAGAAGCAACCGTAAAGACCGGCGACGTAGCACCAGCATGAGTCGCATCAGCCGAAGCAGACGTATCATACACCTCAATACGCATACCCGGATAAATCTGACCCTTCCGGATCGGCTCAGCACCAACAACCAGAGTCGTCGTCGTACCCGAAGCAGCAGTACCAATCGTGCCAGTACCATTACCATAAACCTGACGCGCAAGATCCTTCTTCAGATCATTACGAATACCATCAAGTTCCGACTTAAGAGCCTGAAGGAAAGCACCAGCCTCATTCTTCGTCTTAGCCATCGACGGACCAGTAACCTCAACACGACCATACAGGTACTTAAGGTCATAAACCGCCTTCTCGTACGACTGACGACCAGCCGCCGGAAGCGGATCACCCTCACCAACAGCACCAATACCCGTCGAACGACCATGATGCAGCGGAACATACGCCCGCTTACCAACCAAATCCTCCGAACGCGACTCCAGCCGCGAAAGGAGAAGAACCTCATTATTCAACTGCTCAGCAACAGGCCCAAGGTAATACTCCTTGAGAATGTTGGAAAGCGTACCCAAATTAGCAGACATCTACTAACACCTCCAAATTATTAGGAAATGTTACGAATAGCCTCCAAAGCCGCCTTATGAGCATCATCAAGCGACCCAAACGAACGATCCGGCGTACTAGACGGAGCAGCAGGAGCCGGAGTGGCACCATACGGCACAGTCTTAGCCTTAAGATACGAAGACAACATACGCTGCTGAATAGCATGATACTGCTGCTGAGCAGCAATAAGATCACCATCAGTCGCATACGCAAGCGAATAAATCGCCTCAACATCATCATCAGTATAATCAGGATTACTCGTGCGAATAGTATTCTCCATCGCCTCAAGTTCAGCCATAGTCTCCTGATGAGCCTGCATCTCCATCATCTCCTGACGGAACGCTCGCATCTCCTCCAACTCCTTAGCAAGAGTCGGCGGAAGACCATCGTAACTATCATTAACATCTGGAGTAGCAACCTCAGCCCTCTGTGCTACATCGGGTGTTCCCACATTCTGCCGGATAGACTCAGCCACTTCTAAAGCAAACTGAGGATCATTATCCAACTGCTGTAAGAATCCGATTGCCTGCAAAGCAACATCAGGATCCACTCCCGCCTCAGAGAACGACTCATACGAACGCCGTAACTCTGCAACCTCCTGAGTCTTACGAGTATAATCAGCCTGCATAGACTTATACACTTGCTGCATATCCTCAGGAAGAATCGTCGGATCAAAACCCGTAAAGGATTCAGGCTCAACCTGATTGTCCTCAACAATAGCCTCATCCGACATAACCTCCGACGCCTCATCAGGCAACTCGGAAGTCAGCGCCTCAAAAGCGCCATCAATATCAATCTCACTCATCTGTGAGCCTCCTATAAAACAACGACTCCGGCTTATTCCGGTTGGTCGCTACTTATTCACAACAACACTACTAGCCTCAATCTCCACAACTTCAGACGCACGATCCTCAGCCGCAGACACAAGACTATCAGCAAAACCACTCATCAACTCCTTCATCTCCTCCCTCGTAGGAAGAGTATGAACAGTCTCAGTACGTTTCGTAGCAAGCCCCTGAGCAAGCCGAATCTTATCATCCATAATACCAACAACAGTCGCAATAGCACTCAACTGCTTTACCTCAGCATCAGGAATCAACTCCTCTAACTTCTCCATAGCCTGCTTACGAACCTTATTAGCATGATCCACAAACTCGTACGCATTCTTCCGAATCTCACCATCCAAATGCTCCGGCGGACCATCCTTCTCCCACTGCTTCGCCCAATACGACACAGTAGCATGAGGAACACCAGTCACACGACTCGTCTCACGAATACGCTTATCACACGCAATCCACTGCACATACGTCGCAGCCTTAGAAGCATCATCCCACTCCGTACGATTACTCACCACGAACCGCCCTCTTCATCTGCTCATTCTGAATATCCTGATCAGCACGAGCCTGATCAGCCTGCAACTTCTGCAACAAATCCAACTGGAACTGATCCATCGCACCAGCCGTACCCGTCTCCGCATTAGGCTTATCCTTATTATCAATAACCACCGTATCAAGCGGCGGCTCAAGAAGCGTCTGCGGAGTAACATTCTTAACACCAGAATTCGTAAGAATCTCACTACCAGCCGTAGGCCCAACCGCACCACGCAACTGAAGCGACACACGCGGAGGCTCACCAGCAGGCGCAGCCTCAGCCTGAACAGCCTGCATCGTCAACTCATAATGACGATAAAACTGCTTCTTAACATCCATAGGAAGCGTCTCAAACTCCTGCGACTTCATATAATTCGCATGAGTCTCCAAATGCGCCGCCTTATTCTCATACGCCAACGGCTGCAACCCAGCCTCAACGCTCTGCTGCAACAACATAGGATCCACAGTGCCGCCCTCAAGCATACTCATCATAAGTTGCTCCTGAGCCTGCATAGCCGCCTGCTCATTCAGAACACCACCATCAATCAACTTATCATGCTCACGAAGAGCCTGCTCCTCATCAGCCTCAAACTGCATCTGAAGCGACTTAAAATCAGCCATATCAAGATACTTATACGCCTTCGTAGGAGACAACAAACCCATCTGCAACAATTGCATAACACGCGCCTGCCGACCAGCACGAGTACGCGGAAGACCAGAACCAGCCTCAACCTTAACACTCACACCAGCAATCATATCCGCATCCTCAAACTTCTCAACCTTAGGCTTAGACCCAGAACCCATAATAATCATCGTACGCGGCTCCTGATAATACTCCTGAGCCAACTGCAACATAAGATTACCACACCGCTCCAACGCCTTCTCCATCAACATAATCTGAGGCGCAAGCCTATCCGTAGCCGCCTCCTGAAGAAGATCAATAGCCACACCAGCCTCAACATTCGGAGGAACACTACCCTCAACAATCTCATTAAGACCAAACACATCCTTAATACGATTACCAAGATCCTGCAAATGCTCAAACACATAAGGCGGCAACGAAGGAATCGGAATACTCTCCGGCACCTTACCAGCAACCGGATTATACTCAAAAATAGCCCCCGGCTCATCCGTAATACGCTGACGCAAAGAACCCACCGGAGCCAACATCTGCGGCTTCAACGTCAAATTCTTATACTCAATCATCTGCGACAACGTACGATTCAACTCCTTCTGAAGCGGAATCGCCTGCTCAACCACCGAAGTGTCCCACAACTGCCCCGGAATACGCAAACCCGGAAACTTCACAAGCGGCAACTGCTTAAACGGATACGGCCACGGAGCATCATACAACACAATACTCGGATCCTTCGTAAACACCACAAAACGCCCATCAGGATACTTCGGACCCGGAAGAAAATACCCATAATACACTACACGCACATTCTCCTGCGTCTTAGCATCCAAATTACCAAACGAACCCGGAAGCGTTTCATCAGGATACCGATTAACAGCATTAGGCTTCAAACGAACACCATAACGCTCAAAAATCTCATCCGAACTCATAGGATGAATACAAAACGCATACTTACAATCCTCAAACACCGAAGCAGAATCATCCAACAACACATCAAACGGCGACATAACATCCACACGAATTTCACCCTGATAAATACGCCGCTCAAACTCGTCAGAATCAATACCCAACTCGTCAAGATTCTTCTCAAAAAAATGCTTCACCATAGGATCAACAATAGGCTCACCATCAAGAGGATTAATCATAACCTCCATACCCTCACCAGCCTGATCATCCCACGTAATCTTCCAAAAACCATTACCAGCAATAATACTCCACATCATCGCCTCTTCACGCTTCTCAGTAAGACTAAACGCATCCCACCAATAATCAAGAAGATTCTCAGCAACCTCAGTAGCCTTCTGAGCCTCAAAAGACGACTGACCCGGAGTAGCAAAAAACTGCGGCTTCGACTTAACAAGCCGACTAAGAAGCGACTGCGTATTCGGAGCAATCTGATTCGACACAAGCCTCACACGATAACGAGGCTTATCGCCCTCATCCGTAGGAAGCGACTCAATACGCCGCGACTTACGATTATAAAACACATACTGCTTACCCTTATAAAACGCAAGATTCAACTTCCACTGACGCGCAACTAACTCGCGCTGACGCTCCAACTCATCCACACGCTTAACGAGACTAGCCGCCGAAGCAAAACCAGTAGGAATATCATCAACATAATTATCGGTAGTCTCGTCCAATACAAGCCTCCTTAGAGAAATTCAATATCACTAGGAGCAAGGCCAGCCTTAGAAAGCAAATCATTATACTCATCAGGAGTAATAATACCCTGCTTCAACGCCCAATCAGCATCCTGCTCGTCCTCACTCACCCTCAATTGGCCCATCGGAACGTCGCTTAGAGGCTTTGCGCCCTCCAGCCTTAGCCTTTCCAACCTCAGCCTCTCCGTTTCCAGATTCAACATCTCCTGCGTCCACGCTCTTTGCGTCTCCAGAATCTCCTGCATCACGCTTAATAAGAGTGTATCCCGCTGCCTCAGCCAACCAAACAATCGTACTCTCCTTCACTAATCTATTCCGACTATTACGCATACACGGCGACGGCTTATTACGAATACCCGTATCAATAACAGGCTCATCAAAACCCAACCGCTCACCAGTAATAGCATCCGCACTAGAAGAACGAACAGTAGTCACAAAAGGATCCATTACCACATACTCCCCATCATCTCGTCAACAAAACGGTCTTCCTTCTTCTCAGAAGGCAAATCAGCAAGAACCCAATCCGGCATACCCCCCGGCCTAGTCTCCTGCATAGGAGGAGCCAACTCCCCCAACAAAGCACCAGCAGTACGAAGCGCAATCTCCATACTATCCAAACAGTCATCCTTAGGAGTCCGCAACGAAGAATCATAATCAACCCACTCCTGAATAAAATCAGCATGATCCTTCCGAATACGCACCTTACCAATCCTAAACAACGGACTCATAGCAAGAATACGCTCCCACTTCTTGCCCTTCGCAAACATCGGAACAACCGGCGGCATAGTTTGCAGCCTTTCAGTCTGCTGCACCAGAGCCGCCTGATAAGCATTAGACTCGATACCAATAATCTCCGGCTTATATTTAATATAATACTCCTCAATCTTGAGAAGTTGCTCCGCAAACGGGATTCTCGCCGCGTACTGCTCTAGTAGAAACACTTCGTTAGAGTCTGATACCCCAATAATTGTGATTACGAACCTGTCCGCATTGGCGGATAGGCTGATCGCGGGGTCTACTCCCATATATTTTCGCAGTTTTAGCGGTTTTCCCTCATCATCAAGCATATCATCGTTAGTGTAGTAGTGCAGCCAGTCTCCAGCAAGGTCTTTGCCTGCCATACTGTCAAAACTCGCCATATACTCTTGTGCGAAAAGCAGCGGATGGTATCTGGACTGCACATACTCCCACTCTTCACGACGAAAGTACGGATTATCAATGCTACGATACTCTACACGACTATTATTCTCGTCTTTGCGAGCGTCAGCACTGAAAAACTCTT